TAACTATAAGCAAGCTATTGAAATTGCTGAAGAAGAAGCTATAAATGTTATTCTTAATAAAAATAGATACGAATTAACTAAAAAGCAATTATATTATGATCTTGCTGTTTTAGGTACTGCCGCAGTAAAAACTACATATAATAATTCTGAAGGAATTAAAATTGAATATGTAGACCCAGCTAATATTGTACATTCATATACAGAATCACCGTATTATGATGATATATATTATATTGGTGAAGTAAAAACAATACCAATTAATGAATTAAAGAAAGAGTTCCCTAATCTTACAAATGAAGATTTAGAAAAACTTTCATCTGAGGGTTATTCAAATTATAGAATATATAATAAATATAACCCTATAGCCAATAAGCATGACGCTAATACTGTTGACGTATTATATTTTAATTATAAAACTTTCCATAATGAAGTTTATAAAATTAAAGAAACAGCTAGCGGTGCTAAAAAAGCAATTAAAAAAGATGATTCTTTTAATCCGCCCAAAGATTCAAGAGCAAGATTTGAAAGAATTGCTACTAATATAGAAGTATTATACGAAGGCGTTTATGTGCCGGGAGCAAACATGCTTTTAAAATGGCAGCTTTGCGAAAATATGATGCGACCTAAAAGCGATGCTAATAAAGTAAAAATGAATTATTCAGTAGTAGCGCCGAGAATGTATCAAGGTCGTATTGAATCATTAGTTAGTCGTATAACCGGTTTTGCTGATATGATTCAGTTAACGCATTTAAAATTACAACAAGTTTTATCTCGCGTTGTACCTGATGGTGTATATTTAGATGCAGATGGCTTAGCAGAAATTGATTTAGGTAATGGTACAAATTATAGTCCTCAAGAAGCCCTAAATATGTTCTTCCAAACAGGTTCTGTAATTGGTAGATCATTTACCTCTGAAGGCGATATGAATCCTGGCAAAGTACCTATTCAGCAAATATCCGCGAGCTCGGGTGGCAATAAAATTTCATCATTAATAAGCACATATAACTATTACTTACAGATGATGCGTGATGCTACTGGCTTAAATGAAGCAAGAGATGGTAGTATGCCTGATAGCAATGCTTTAGTAGGTATTCAAAAAATTGCAGCAGCAAATTCAAATACTGCAACACGCCATATATTACAAGCTGGTTTATTTTTAGCAGCTGAAACAGCTGAAAAAATATCTTTGCGTATTTCTGACGTTATTGAATATTCACCAGCGAGAGAAGCATTTATTCAGTCTATAGGCGTGCATAATGTAGCAACTTTAGCTGAATTATCAGAGTTGCATATTCACGATTTTGGCATATTTATTGATTTAATGCCGGATGAAGAAGAACAACAAAAACTTGAAAATAATATTCAAACAGCGTTATCTGCTGGGCTTATTGATTTAGAAGATGCAATTGATCTTCGTGAGATTAAAAATATCCAGCTTGCAAATCAAATGCTTAAAATACGCAGACGTAAAAAATTAGAGCGTGACCAAGCAATGCAACAACAGAATATTCAGATGCAAGCGCAGGCAAATGCACAATCACAACAAGTAGCCGCGCAGGCGGAAGTGCAAAAGCAGCAAGCATTAACGGCGCAAAAAGCTGAACTAAAACAAATAGAGTCTCAGCTTGAAATGCAGCGATTAATGCAAGAAGCGCAACTTAAGAAAGATTTAATGAATCTTGAGTTCCAAATGAACATGCAGTTAAAAGGCATCGAGGTTGACGCGCAAAAACAAACAATTAAAGAAAAAGAAGATCGCAAAGATGAGCGCACAAAATTACAAGCTACTCAGCAAAGCGAGCTAATCAATCAAAGAAAAAATAATTTACCACCTAAGTCTTTCGAATCTGCTGGAAACGACATACTTAGTGGTGATTTTGACTTAGGTTCTTTCGAACCCAGGTAATGTATAGTGTATAATCTTATAATATTTTATTATGGCTGAAAATGTCGAGGTAAAAGCGGTTGAAACCGAAGAACCCTCAATTCAAGAAAAAGAACAAACAGTTGCTGAAAAATCCGGCGCTGTTTTTGAAGATGGTGTATATAAAGTTGATTTACGTCAACCACCAGTAACAGAACAAGAACAAAACGAAGAAAATGCCGTTCAAGAGCAAAGCACAGATGAGGTTCCTGTTCGCGACGAACCCGAAGCTAGCCAAGAAGTGGCAGAAGAAGTACGGGATTCCGAAGAACCTACCGAAGAAAAAGAAGAAGTAGTTTTACAAGAAATTACTGAAGAAGAATCTTCGGAAGAAACAGTACAAGAAGAAGCACAAGAATTAGCAAATGAAGTTGAAGAAGCTATTCAAGAGCAGCAAGATTCTGGTATTGAACTTCCCGAAAATATTCAAAAAGTTGTAGACTTCATAAATGAAACTGGAGGTACACTTGAAGATTACGTAGCATTAAACAGGGATTATTCATCAGTAGATGACATGGCATTGCTGCGTGATTATTATAAACAAAATAAACCGCATTTATCTGCGGAAGAAGTTGATTTTTTAATTGAAGATAGTTTTTCATTTGATGAAGATGTAGATGACGAACGTGATATTAAACGTAAGAAACTGCGATTCAAAGAAGAAGTTGCGCAAGCAAGGCAATCTTTAGAGGGATTAAAAGATCAATATTATGAAGAAATTAAAGCGGGTTCAAAATTAACGCCTGATCAACAAAAGGCTGTTGACTTTTTTAACCGCTATAATAAAGAGACTGAAGAGTCATCAAAAATAGCTGAACAACAGAAAAATGTATTTTTAGAGAAAACTAGTCAAGTTTTCAACGATAAGTTCAAAGGTTTTGAATATAATGTCGGTGATAAAAAATATCGTTTTAATGTTAAAAATGTAGATGAGGTTAAAACAAGCCAAAGCGACATAAATAACTTTATTAAGAAGTTTCTTAATAATGATAATGTTATGAGTGATGCAAAAGGCTATCATAAATCTTTATTCACTGCTATGAATCCAGATGCTATTGCAAACCACTTTTATGAACAAGGGCGTGCAGACGCACTTAAACAAAGTGTTGAATCTTCCAAAAATATTAACATGAATCCAAGAGGGGTTCATAATAAAGCTAATAATGATGGGGGAATCAAAGCAAGAGTAGTTGGTGATGATATTTCAAAACTAAAACTAAAACTTAAAAACTACTAAAACTTAAAAAATGGCAGTAAATACTCCAAGCGCTGGTTCTAATTTGAATGCAGTACCCGCGCCAACTAAACAAACACTTTCAACAGCGTATGTTGACTTTACAGCAACTGCGACTGCAGGATGGGCACAACAATACCTTCCTGAATTATATGAGCAAGAAGTAGAGCGTTATGGAAATCGCTCTGTTTCTGGTTTCCTACGTATGGTAGGTGCTGAAATGCCTATGTCTTCTGACCAAGTTGTATGGTCTGAGCAAGGTCGTTTGCACTTATCTTATGATTCATTAACTTTAGCAGCCGACGGTTCTGGTGCTAACGTAATTTCTGGTCTTCCTTCTGGTCACGCTATCCGTACTGGAAATATGATCGTTGTTACTGACGGAACTGAAGAAGCTAAAGCTTATGTTTCTGCGGATGATACTTCATCAACTTCTATTACAGTAAAATGTTACACTAACTCAACTGGCCTTGTCGGACAAGGGTTAACAGCTGGATCTGGTGTATCTATTTTTGTATTTGGTACTGAATTTGCTAAAGCTAGTAATGATAGCGGACTAAGCGCTCTTGAGCCTGAGTTTAAAAGCTTTACTAACAAGCCAATGATTCTTCGTGACAAATACGAAATTACTGGATCTGACGCTTCTCAAATTGGATGGGTTGAAGTAACTGGCGAAGCTGGTCAATCTGGATACCTATGGTATTTGAAAGCTGAAGGCGATACAAGAACTCGTTTCGAAGATTATTCTGAGATTGCTCTTGTTGAAGCTGAAAAAGTAACTAACTCTAACTTAACTGAAGTAACAGGATCTGAAGGTCTTTTCGCGGCTATTAAAGATCGTGGGCACACTACTCAAGGTGTTGACGGTACTACAAACGCAGCTGAAGATCTTGCTGATTTTGATGAAATCCTTAAGAAACTTGATGGACAAGGGGCTATCGAAGAAAACGTATTGTTTGTAAACCGTGCGCTTTCATTGGACATCGATGACATGCTTGCCGGCATTGGAAATGCAGGGTATTCAAACGGTACATCTTTCGGTATTTTTGAAAATAGCGAAGATATGGCGTTGAATCTTGGATTTTCTGGATTCCGCAGAGGTTCTTATGACTTCTACAAATCTGACTGGAAATATTTGAACGACGCTAAATTGCGTGGTGGTATTTCAGCTGATGCTTCTGAATCTACTAGCATCACTCGTGGTGTATTGATTCCAGCTGGTACTTCTTCTGTTTATGATCAAATCCTTGGTAAAAACATTCGTCGACCATTCCTTCACGTACGTTACCGTGCTTCTGAAGCTGATGACCGAAGAATGAAGTCTTGGGTAACTGGATCTGTAGGTGGAAACTTTACCTCTGGTGAAGACAAAATGGAAGTACACTACCTAACTGAAAGATGTTTGGTTGTACAAGCAGCTAACAACTTTATGTTGTTTAACTAATATTTACATTAAAGTTCGGGGGTGCCTTCGGGTACCTTCGGCTTTATTTTTTAAACTTTTTTATTTTATTATATCATGGCAAAACAAGCTATAGCAGAAGAAACTATTGAGGTTGCGCCTCAAAAAACAGTTAAGGCTAAAACTGTAAAACAAAAGCCCACAAAGCCCGCTTGGGAAATTAAAGATAGAATATATATTCTTAAAAATGAGTTTGCTCCACTTACGTTTACACTAAAATCAAGAAACGTATATTATTTTGACGAAGAGCAAGGGTATGAAAGAGAATTAAAATATACTACTAATCAAAAAACACCTTTTGTAGATGAGTTTAAAGGTGATGGTAGACTTGCACATATTGTTTTTAAAGATGGCACATTATTTGTACCAAGAGAAAAGCAAGTTTTACAAAAATTCTTATCGCTTTATCATCCTCTTAGAAATAAAGTTTATTTTGAATTTGACGCAGCAATAGAAGCTGTTGAGGAATTAGATGTGCTAGAGCTACAAATTGAAGCATTAAATATAGCTAGCCAAATGGATATTGATCAAGCCGAAGCTATTATGCGTACTGAAGTTGGCAGTGATGTAACAAAAATGTCTTCTAAAGAAATAAAAAGAGATTTGATTGTGTTTGCACGCAATAATCCGAATTTGTTCTTAGAGCTTGCAAATGATGATAATATTAATGTTAGAAACATCGGCATTAAAGCTGTTGAACAAAACATTATTAAACTATCAAATGATCAGCGCACATTTACGTGGGCTAGTAACGACAGAAAACTAATTACTGTACCATTTGATGAAAACCCATATTCGGCTTTAGCTGCATATTTTAAAACCGACGAGGGTATTGAAGTATATCAAACAGTTGAAAAACGATTAAAATAAGTGATATTTAGGTATAGGCCTACAATATCCGTGGGCCTAACCTAAAATATTAAAATATGAGTGTAAATGTAA